ACGCTGCAGGGCTATCGGTAAGGGAGGCCGATCCTGATATAGCCGTAACTGGCGCTCCTGCAACATCGTACTCATAGATCAAATTAGAACCAGAATCAATCTCGTACATCTTACTTCCGTCATTATTCCATGCCATACCTTTAGGAGAAGTGCTCTGTGTAGGGATAGACTGTGAGAAAACGGCAGTTGAAATATCATAAGGGGTAGAGACATCGTACTCATATATTCTGTCCGCGGTACCACCAACTTCATACATTTTGCTGCCATCATCATTCCATTCTATTCCAGTTGGAAATGAATCTTGCGCAACTATGTCTTGGGAAAAGGATGCTGTGGATACATCATAGGCAGTGGTAAGATTGTACTCGTGTATTTTGTCTCTGCCATAACCGATTTCATACACTTTTGTACCGTCATTATTCCATGCCATACCTGCAGGATTAAAATCTTGCAGACCCATAAACTGTGAAAAGACGGCAGTCGAAATATCGTAAGGGGTAGAGACATTATACTCATTAATCCTATCGGAAATTTTCCCAAGCTCGTACATCTTAGTGCCGTCATTATTCCATGCCATGTCGGTAGGATGGCTATCTTGAACACCTGCAAAAGACTGTGAGGCAGTAGCAGTGCCAATGTCAAATGGTGTTGACACATCATATTCATGAATAATATCTGGGTCAAATCCAATCTCGTATAGCTTAGTGCCGTCATTATTCCAGGCTATTCCCCAGCGGTTAGTCTCCTGTGTAGGAATAGACTTCGAGAAAACCGCATCTGCTATGTTAAAATAGGCCATGCTATATACTTTTTTTTTACTTAATTCATAAGAAGCTGTTTTTCCAGCTACAGCCACACTGAACAGCCCGGCAATTAGGAATCCAATAAGCAACACAAAGACAAACAGCCGTCCTGCACATGATTCTTGCCCTGATTTATGTTTTTTGAAGTTGTTCATTATCCTCTATTTTGGTTGCTGTATTTATAAATATCTTACGTACCTTTTTATCTATCATTCTGCTTCATAAAAGTCTAAATAGTATTCCTTGCCTACTTCCAGGAAATCATTAGCCTCTGCTTTTTTGTCAATCATAATAGTTAACTCACCAGCAGGCGTTGCTTCTGCAAACTGGTTGTTTTCTGGACTGTTTCCAGCAACTGCGAATAGCTTTGCCTCTTTGTGTGAACCGTACTCCGTTATTGAATCACATCTGAATTTTGCTCTCATTGTATTATTGTTTTATTATGGATTTTATTGAAGATTCTTCTATTAAGTAGTCAACTGCCAAAATGATACTCACAGCCACCGTAAACAGCCCTACGGCTATCCAGCCCACTCCTTTCATTATGATTTTGAGTATTTTCATTTTATTCTGGTAAGCATATTTGAATTTACAACCATTGTGGTATCTTCTACCGTAGTTCCATGCTCATTCTCTGCTGTAATAGTGATAGTAATAGGAGAATCACGATAAGACGAATGCAAGGTGCTGTGATGTATCCATCTCTCGAATCCTGTGGTATCACTGTGCGTTACCAGCTTCAGCGTACTGTCAGGCAGTCCTTCACGTGGGGCAGTATAAGAAATTTTAGTATGTTCTGCCCTGTTCCAAAAGGTTAGGGTTATGCGATAATCTGAGCTGCTATCGGCTTGCCAGTGCGTCCATTCAGCGCCTTCAATAAGTGGAGGGGCAGGAGGGGCAGGTTGACAGGCTGTCATTAGCAGTGCGGCCGTAAAAAATAGGAGTATTATTTTATTCATTATTTTTGTTCTTTTATAGATTTAATTTTTGCCTCGGGATAGTAATTCTTTACCCTTCCAAATGCCTCAAACTCGGAATGCTCTTTGAAGGTTTTAACAAGAATTACTACTCCGGTCTCAAGCGTTACTTTGTACATTTTACTTTTTTCATTCATAATTTTGAAAAGGTACGGCTATCCAGCCTATTCCTTTTAAGATGACTTTAATTATCTTCATTGTAATTAGTCGCTACCAATTTCCTGTGTAGCTGTGATGCGGCCCCAAAGAGCTACAACGGAAGAGATCGCCATACCAACAGCCACCAACACGGCCTGTAAGTCCGCCGCTACAATTTCAATGTCAAAGACCTGTACGATAAGCAGCGTAATGAAGGATAAAATAGAATTAATGGTTGTGCTTCTATACCACGGTTTCTTGGACTTCTGCGTAGGGTTTTCCATAATAGTATTTGTTCGTTTAGATTTAATGTAGTCTCCTATTTCATCTGTAAGCTTGTCAATTGGCGCAAGTGCGGGTACTATCCACGTTATTGCATCTTTTACTTTGCCTAAACCCCTGCCCTCCTTGTTTTTACCCGCCAGGGTGTCTAGCGCCGTATCAAATATTCGTTCTAAGCGGCTATCCTTTTGCACGGCATAGTATACCATGCCCTTATCTCCGCCTTTTACCTTTTCACTTGTAATTTCATCATTGAGGTCAATAGGCCCGCTCACATTGACGCCGTCAATCTTATGTACTCGCTCAATTGGTTTAATCATTTGCTACCCCACTTGTCTATTCGAGAGGTGTTGTCTTTTACCAACCCATGAATGCCTCTTAATTCTTCCCTGAAAGCTCCCTGCTCATCACGCATATCGTCAATAGCGTGCTTTGTATTATTCATTGCTTCTGTATTATTTTCTATCAGATCTTCAAGCGACTGATCTCTTGTCTTATTATAACCTTCCGAAGATTTCCACTCACGATAGAAAATAAATGCTATGATTGACAGCAAGGCAAAGGAGACGCCATATTCAAGCAACCTGCCGAAAACGGTTTCCGCTTGCGGTTTAATCTGCATCACAAACCAGATTGTAAGCAAAACGCCGGATTTCATAAGTTTTGTCATCATAGCAGCCAATAATATTGTCATTTATAAATTTTTTAAAAGCCAATGTTCCAATGTAGATGATGATGATAAGAGCCTATAAGCGATCAAACCCATAGGCTCGGGCTTATGGGGTACAATTAATTTAATCCTGCCATAAGCTCTGAAAGTCGAACAGCACGTTGGCCCACCTGGCGTGCCCATTTACTATTCAACATTTCAGCAGCGGCTTCCATATAATTTCTATTTTCTAATGCTTTGATCATTTTCCTAAATGTTAACAGACCATTGACACCTAAATTATATGCCATATCCAGCAAAACCTCCTGCCTAACAGGATCGGCATTATTATACCAATGAAACTTTTCCAAAGAATCTTCTTTCTTGTCAATTTCAAAAGCAAGCCAAAGTTCAGCCACCGGTCGCGGCAGCTCAATAGTTTCTAAATTAAAACCATATCCTATCGTAAGAACGCCAATCGAATCAATATATATATGCTCCCGGAAGCCTTCATGTTTTTTTAGTCTTTCTACAAAATTCATAATTCCTCTACTTTAAGTCGCCACCTAATCATCTCGCCCCAAACCAAATGCGTATCTGTCTGTGATTTAGGCAGTGTATTGGTCGATTCTACAATGCACGAAATAACGTTAAACTCTTGCAGGTTAAACGGTGTCGCCTTATTGGGAGGCCGCACGCGTATAATACCCTTAATCTGTCCTATAATATCGTATATGCCCACTCGGCTGTATTCGGGCTGATCCGTCTGATCCCAAATCTTTGTAACAAAAGTATATTCACTTCCAAAACTCGTCTTATCACTATCATCAACTTCCGTCCAGCTGCCAAACATCACCTGCGGATATCCAGCATCATCATCGCCGCCTTCATCAATCACCGGCACGGCATCACCATTAATGCTTACATTGCCCGAAAGCATGGAATAGAAGGCACTATGTATCGCAAACCGTGCGTCTTTCATCTTTTAGCTCCTCCTTTAAGGATTTTCTTAATGCGCTTTATGTATTGAGGCCTTTCAGCTTCCCGTGCCGGATATAGAAACGGGTCTAACGATTCTATATCCGGAGCATAATCCACATTAGTTACAACAAGCGCCTCATTGCTTTTTGTTTTTTCATTCGTTGATCCATCAAAGACTTTTCCACTTTTATCGCTATAACTGAAACTTGTATCGTTTGAATTTGTAAACACGGGGTGAATACTTGCCCTCAATCGGCCCGTATCAACGCGAACGTTTCTTTTTGCCATACGCTCTATATTTATAGCTGCCTCATCGGTTGCATCTTCAAGCTTGTCAGAAATCGTTGGCGCGATCTTACCAAGGGCTCTTACAGCTTTTTTTATACCTGTTATTTTTATGCTCATGCTTCAG